AGAAAGCTGGTAAAGCGGCATTTCTACTTTTTGAGCCATAGCCCAAAGGTCTACTGGACCTAAATCCATAGGTTCAGCATCTTTTAACATATTCACTAAGTGATAAGAGTCTACATGCGATGACGCTTGGTAGGCTGTGTCTCTTAGGAATATCCCATTGTTTAAAATTGGAGTTGCCATTTTTATATTTGTTTTTATTGTTACTTAATTAAAATCTCTTGAACATATTATTTCTAGAGATAGTTCTTTGTGGTTTACTTGTTTTTGTTTTAGAATCATATTCTCTATCATCATTTACAGAAGAAGTAATTTTTCTAGACTGTTCTGTCTTCAATTGTCTTACAGTTTTTTCTACAGCTTGTTTACCTCCTTGATCTTTAACTTTAGATTTATATCCATCTGGATCTGCAAGTAACCAAAGTGCTTCTGCAATAAGATCGTGTCTTGGTTCTACAAACTGATACTTCTCTAATAAGTGCCCAAGTAAGTTAGTAGGTTTACCAGAAATTGAAGGGTAGTTAGGTTGAACTAATCCTGAGAATAAAATACTTTGAGTTTTTCTATCTAATTTAAGACCTCCTAGTTCGCCAGCAGATAGTGTATTGTATACATTATCTTGATAAGCTTTTGCTTGAGCTGCTTGTTGTTCTTTCTTATACTCTTGTTCTGCAAGTTTTCTAGCTACAATTTCTTCTTGCATTCTATCTAACTTTGGTTTGAACTGGTCAGCTTTTTGTTTAAGTTTCCCCATTTCATGCCAATCTTGAATCTCAGCTTCAATTTCTTCTGCAGTTCCAAACTGTGTAGCATGTAAGTATTGTCTTGCAATCTCAGCTTGATCATACTCATTGGATGTATCTAGTTCATACATCTCTTCTACTTGCGCAAGAGTTCTAAACAAACCTTTAAGATCTTGTCCACCATCTGCAACATATTTTGCAGCTACTTGAAGTTCTTCAGGTAATGATTGAAAAAATTCTTTTGGAGTATTCTCTCTAACTGCATTTTCTCTTTCCTGAAAGTTAGCTTCAAATAGTTCACGGAAATCTTTTGTAGTATATTCCTCTAATGGTTTATCATCATCAAAAGGAATAAGAGTTCCTTCCTCAATCATTTTTACTGCTAATTCAGCAAGACCTGATTTATCAACTTTTGGTCTTCCTTTATTACCGGCATCTTCTTCCTGAGAAATTAGATTATCTAACTCAGCTATAGTTTCATTAACTACTTCTTTATTTGCTGCTTCTTCTTTAGAAGCAGGCGTGTCAAGGAACGTGGTGTCTACTGTTTCTTTAGAAAACATAGACTTTGGTTTCTCTTCTTCTGCTGGTAGCATAACACTGTCAGCTCCTGGCATTCCAAAGATCTCATCAATGTTTACATCTGCTTGACCTACCGTTGTAGAATCTTGCACTTGATTCTCATCAAGATTTTTTTCTAATTCTTCCATGTTTGTTGGTTTTGTTTATAATTTAATATAAGCAATAAACTTCAAAAATTTATATGATAAAAAATTTTTTTTCAGACTATATAGCTAAGTCTATTTTTTATTATTCTTATTATCATATTTGTTTTTGTTTTCCTGTGCAATTTGCAACTGTTTATCTGCTATATCTCTCTGCGCTTGGATTTTTTCTCTTTCAATTTGAGATTTTTGAGATTCAATAGACATTCTATTTACTTCTTTTTCTCTTTGCAAATCTGTTTGTTGTTGGTATTGTTCACTTGATCTAATCTCTTTCATGGCATCATTATAGTCTGACATCATGTTTTGATTAACATCAGACATAGAACCATAACCAGCAGCTCTAATTTCGGCAACTAAGATATCTCTTTGTCTATCTTTTTCTTTCTCAGCAGCTTGTGCATCAATCTTCATTTGCTCAATCTCTTGTTGTTTTTGAAGTTGTTCTTGTTGCATTTGCTGTTGACTTTGCATTTCTTGTTGTTTCTGAGCTTGTTGTTTTTGATCAGATGCTTTAAGTACTGTATTAACTTCAGCAATTGACTCAGATTGCATAATCTTACCAAGATCGTAAATAGATGCTCCTGTAGTATTATTCTGAATTGCCATTTGTTTTAATTGCTCAAGAATAGATCTATGATTTGCAGTTGTACTACAGAAGATATTAAGATCTCTCATTAAAAGATCTGTACCATTAATTTCAAAATTAACTTTCTCATCTGCTCCTGTGATATATGTTAATCTTGTAGATGGTTTAGTAGAGTTATAATATTGAGCTAAATCAGTTCTCATCTGATGTACTCTTGGCATTAAGTAATCACAGTGCTGAATAAAGAATATTTCAGTTTGCGCATAAGATGCTGCAACAGCTTGCTCTACTCCTGTAGCGGTTTGCTGTGATAACTGTTGCCCCATTCTTTGTGGATTAACCCCAATTACTTCATATGCTTGTTGTTTAAAGTAATTAGCAAGCTGAATCCTGGACATTAATCTATTTGTTTGTTCTAGATCAAGTTTCTGGAAATGAGAAAAGTTTAATGCATTCTCTGTATTTGTAATAGATGTATCAAGAGGTAGCATTTGGAAATTCTTCATTGCTACATAAGCCTTAGCATAATTACCTTTACCCCAATCTTCACCTAATGAGTGCCTAGGTAAAGAGTTTTGATCTAACATAATAACAGTACCAAGTTCATCTACTAAGATATCTGCAATCTGATTATTTACAATGTTATATCCAATCTGGTATGGTTTCATTAAATCTATTAGTGCTGTAGACTTTGTATTTCTATCTGAGAATACAGAACCCTCTACAGGAAGTTTACATCCATATAAACTTTGATCTCCTTTAAATTGAAACTTTAATGGTCCAATTTTATTTTTTTGGATACCGATATATATAGGAGAGAACCCACCTGGATTATTCATACCCCAGAATGAAGGAATGTTTGGTCCAATTTTAATTCCTCCCCATACTTCATTAATCCAAATCCAATCAATGTGTTCTCCAAATACTAAATTATCTTTTGTTTTATTATTAAATAATCTAGTATCATATATTGGTTTATCAATTACTTTGTAGTCTTCAGTAACAATCTCATTAGTTACTTCACCTTCTTCTGTAATCTTAGTAAGGTGACCAACTTTTCTTTGAGACTTCCAATATGCTTGAGTTACTCTAAGTAAGTATGCAGTACCTTGGTCAAAGTAATCTTCTCCTTGTGATAATATCTGGTTTATAATATCACCGCCATCCATAATAGAATTGGCTCTAGCAGTAGTATATTGTCTATATGCAAGAGATGGCATATTGACATTCCATTCATGTGATTTAGTTCCATCATAATATGTACCATCATTTTGATATCCTCCAACAATATAACCACCAGATCTAATTGGATAAATAGCCTCACAAGCTTTTAACTGTTCTTCAGTCATAATGTAACCATACTTATCTATTACATCTGATACAGTTAACATATCTATCTTACCTACCCAGTTACCTTGAGATATATATCTTACATCCGGAGACTTGTGATAGAAAGTAACTACAGGATTCCAGAGCTCTACTTCATAGTCATCTTCCATCATATGGAAATGCCAGAATTCTCTATCTGTGATAAGCATGTCTCTAAAGCCTCTTTCTTCTAGCTCATCCATTTTAAATCTTTCTACATCCACTTTATGCTGATGTGAAGCCCATTGCTCTACCATAGATCTATAATCCTTTTTAAAGAATTGCTCTATTTCAGGAAGACTTTTTAATTGTTCTGGATTTAATTGCTGTTGAGCTTCTTCTGATTGAGGATCTAATCCTTGTTCTATAAGAGCTGCTGAAATTTTAACTTGTGCTTGAGACATCAAAGTGTCTTCTACCATTTTTCTTTTTTGCTCAAGCATTTCATTATATGAATACTCATCAATGGTTTTGTATGTAAGCTTTGTTGATCTTTTAGCAAATTCAGCTACTAAGACATTAATAACATTTGGAATAATTGGATAGAACTTTAACTCTAATGCTGATGCTTCTTCTCTAGTTAATAATTCTACTATATCTTTATATTCATTATCTTCTTCAATTATATAATCAGATCTATCAATAATACCTTTTGCAAGCTTATAGTTTTTCATTAGTCTTCTTGCATTTCTTCTGATTTGCTTAAGACCATTCCATTCTAACCAGTCTAAGTTCCAAGCAGCCCATTCTGGATCTTTATCTTTTTTAGATAAAAACTGCAAAGGTTGGGTAATACTACCCATTCTATTCTGCTCTACTTTAGCACCTTTTTTTAACTGTAATGCGTTATATACTTGCATAGTTATTTTATATTTTTAAATGGGGATTTTTTAAACACTGACCCATTTGTTAATCCACGGTTGCTGCCCATATGCCTAAATGGACTACTATTTAATTTAAACATTTTTTCTGACTTTTGCAAGTTTTTAGCTGCATCATCCATGATTGTTCTTTTAGCATATCCTCTATTTGATTGCTGAATCCTCATAAATGCAACTAAAGCAGTAAATGCTACAAGTCTATCCACGTTGAGTCCTTCTACATATTCTTGCATCTCTTTGATTAACATGGGATCTGGAATTCTTTCTATTCCATATTTAGTTCTTACTATTGTTCCATCTGGTTTTGTTTCTGTATCTAGCTCTTCTTTGCAATACTCAATAACATAACTAAGCATGTGAGCTTTAAATAAGTTACCCGTGTTTCTCCAACCATACTCCTGATAAACGTTAGTATTTGCACCAAGATCTTTAAGGAACATAATCTGTCCTTTTGGTACAAGATATCTTTGTTTCTTTCTAGATATCATGTATTGAATAAAAAGAGATATGTTACTTTCTATTAATGCCCAAGCATTATACCATTCTATTATTAGTTCTAATCTTTGATGAGTTTTATTAATATCATCAAACCTACCGCACCATGCTGCAACTATTTTATCTTGTTCTAGATAAGTCTCTGTTTCTACGCCAGTTACCTTAGTTACTTCAACTGGAGCTTTCATTACATAAATAGAACACAGTGATTCTGAGGTAGTTGTCTTACCTTCTGACACGGGGTCAATAGATGCATAATACTGACCAAAGGTTGGATCTTTAATTGGTCTTTCCCAAACTACTAATGTTCCTGTTTTATCTTCTAGTTTTTTAGATACAGGAAACTCCATAATTGGGAGTTTAGTTGTTTCTCTTACAGCAGGTTTACCATTCTCATCATAGAATATATCTAAGAATTCATATGCATATTCCTTCTCTTCTATTCTTCTTCTTTGTGCTGCTACTAAATGTGGAGGGAATACAGATACTGATCTATGTGCAAATGCCTCTTCAATATTTCTAGGGTGCTGAGATATCCTTAACTGGTAATCTTCTGGAGATAATTCTTTCTTCCATTTTTCAAATTGTTCTTCCAGGGCAATCAAAGCTTCTTCTACTTGTGAATTACCATATTGGTCTATATGTGGTGGCATAGACCATTGCTCAGGAATAAACAAACCTGAGAGACCTTCTGTTCCTTTACTGTCTATTAAATTAGTTTCTACAGCATAAATATCTTTTGAAGTAGGATTCAGGATCATATCCTTAAGAGGGTTACACTGAGATAAATCCCCTACTGAGCCTGCAGCTATAAACATACCTGTAGTAATTAAACCAGATCTCATTGCTGGTCTCATATACTCATATGTCTGATCCATCTTAGGAGCAATACCTGCCTCCTCATGGAAAAAGAACTTTACCGGACCCCCTACACCATTTGTTGGATCTTTCTCAAATGACATACCTTGCATAGTACCTTTGAGACCAACCTCATTCTTTCTATCTCCTTTTCTAACTTCTATCTTCTGTTGCCACATCATTACCTTGTGTGGAGTCATTGGTCTATACCAAGCAGTATGTTCATTTAAGAATGCAGCATATTCATCTAAGAATTTCCAAGAGCCTTTCTCATTTATATAGTCTTTAAGACTTGCTCCTATCTTTAATGTGACCCCAGACTCAAACCATATCTGGTTTAAAAGCTTAG